GAGATTTGGTTAAATTTTATGAGTCGGCCTAAACGGCAATCCCAACAAACTAAAGAAGACCTGAGCGGTAGGGTATTAGGCGTGACGGAGTTGGCGGATTTGCTGGGCCTCGACAAATCTACAGTGTCTGAAGCCTGCAAAAACGGGATGCCGCGCACATCCCTCGAGGCCGCTTTAGAATGGCGCTCTAACCGGCCAGTGATCGGGGCCACGGTCAAATCTGCCACGATTGCCGAGGCGCGCTTGGCCAAACTGAACGCCGAGACGGCCCGGATTCAGTTCAAGCTGGCCGTGGAACGTGGCGAGTTCCTGCCGCGGGATCAGGTGCGCGAGGAAGCCACCACTATCGGCTCGGTGTTGATGGCAGAGCTTTCCGCCCTAGCAAATGACCTTCCAGGGCAGCTCGCCGGCTTGTCTGAAATCCAGATTCGCGACCGGTTGCTTGCCCGCATGGATACACTGATTGAGACAACCCGTGGTAAATTACAGACTCTCCTTAATATCAGACAACAGCCAGAGGCCGAAGAAACCGATCATTGACGGTTTTCTGTCGGGCTGGCAGGCCAGATTCCGGGGGGACCCCTTAGACTGGCTGGAGGAAAACATGGTGATCCCGCACTCGGCGCGGGCGACGACGTTTGATCGAGCGGTTGCCCCGTGGCTGAACGATATCGTCGGGGCGTTTGCCTCGGGGCACTTTCGACAGATTGCAATCCGCGCGCCGGTGGGTGGCGGAAAAACAACGCTGCTAGAGTTGCTTGTGACTTACGTGGTGGCCGAGGCCCCCGGCGGGATGCTGCTGATTGGCCAGAGTGACGACATGGCCAAGGACTTTGCTGAGACGCGATTGCTGCCTGTGTTGCAGGGGTGCAAAAAAACGGCGGTGCTGTTTCCCAAAGACCGGCACCAAAAGCGCAAGACATCGATCCTGTTTCCCCACATGCCGCTTTTTATTGCGGGCGCAAACCTCAGTTCCTTGCAGGAAAAATCCATGCGCTACGTCTGGATGGACGAGCTTTGGCGGTGGCGGCCCGGAATGATTGGGGAGGCGCAGCGGCGGACTCATGACCGCTGGAACTCTGTGGTGATCGGTGTGAGCCAGGGTTGGGACGAGTCGCACGAGGCCACGGCATTTTTCGACACCGGGGAGCTGCGATCGTGGGGTGTGGAATGCGCCGGATGCGGCAGATGGCAGCGTTTAGCCTGGTCGCAAATCAAATGGGAGGACGTCACGCTGGAGGACGGCACGCCGGACTGGGAGGGCATCAGCGCCTCGGTGCGGCATGAGTGCGCGGACTGCGGCCACGTCACGCGGGACACGGCGCAGGAACGGCGGGCAATGGCTGGCCGGGGACGGTACGAGCGGATGCCGAGCAATGCGTTGGCGGGGCGCGTCTCGTTTGCGTACTCTGCGCTTGCGGTTTACTGGATTCCTTGGGCCACGCTTGTGGTAGAATGGCTTAAGGCGCAGATGCTCAAAAAGGCCGGCGACGTGTCAGCGTTGCGCCAGTTCGTGCAGAAGCGTCTGGCGGAGGTGTGGCGCGAAGAAAATGAGGTGCCGGTGATCGAGTTGACCGGGAGCGACTACCTTAAAGCGGATTTGATCGACGGGCAGCGGATTGAGGGGGAGGCCCGTAGGTTTTTGACGATTGACCGGCAGCAGGATCACTTCTGGGCCCTCTGCCGTGCGTGGCGTGCGGACGGGACAAGCCGGCTGGTTTGGGAAGGGAAGGTGCTGACGCTGGAGAGTCTACGGGACATCCAGACGCGGCTAAAGGTTGAGGACTGGTGCGTGTTTCAAGACGCCGGCTACGACGCTGGCAACGTGTACGACGAATGCGGCCAGTTCGGTTGGAATGCAATGCTTGGCCGTGGGGATGATTTTTTCTGGGTGGGCACGGGCCGGCAGCGTCATCAGCGTGCGTTTTCGGAGCCTCGGCCAATCCGCAGCCCTCGGGGCCACGTTTGCAAAATGATCCTCTTTGCCAATGAGCCTATCAAAGACCAGCTGGTCCGGCTGCGAGGGCAGGGGAGCCCGGTATGGGAGCATCCGAGGGACATCAGTCGCGATTGGATGGCGCACATGAACTCCGAAATTAAACGCGACACCGTTGACCGTGTGACCAAGCAAGTGAAGCAGAGGTATGTTTTGGTGAAAAAGCACAACCATCTCTGGGACTGCGAGGTGATGCAGTTGGTGGCCGCAGCGTATTTTCGCATTCTCTCTCAGATAGACCGACAGGATTGACAAACCGGCGCAAAACATGGACGCGCCGCCGCAAGTGATCCTTAATGTATTTCTCGCTCAGGATATCGCTTTGCTGCGGAACCTGCGTGACTCCGCTTTTGACGCGGTCAGCGCGGGGGAAGGCACGTTGGTTTCTTCCAGTGTGAACGGATCCAGCTTCTCTTTTTCTGTGCCGTCCAGTCTCAGCAAAATGCAGGTCATGGCCATGGCTCAGATGGCTCTGGATTATCGGGCGCGCAACATTTGCCGCGCGGTGACCCGCACGCAGGCCATGTTTAACTGACCATGATCAAAGACTTTCTAAACCGGATCAAAAGCAGCCTCGGTTTTGGGTTGGGCCGGCCCGATCAGTTGCGGCTGGCTAATGGTGGCTATTGGGGGATGCGGCCTCAGATAGGCAATTACGCGCAGCCCCTGGATAAAAACATCAACGTCGGCGAATGGCGCACGATTGTGAACGCCAGCCAAAAACTTTTCTGGAACTTCGGCCCGGCGCAAGGAGCCTTGCAGGAAAAAAGCACCTACGTGGTCGGGCGGTCATGGCTGCCACGGTTTGAGGGTGAGGATAAGGAGTGGGGCCGAATTGCCACCGAGTGGCTGATTGGCCAGTTTTACGGGGTCAGCCACGTGAACGGGATGGATTTTCAAACCGCCCTTTACCTCGACAGCCTGAGCGTTGACCGGGATGGGGACGTTTTTTGCCTCTACACGGAAAGCCGCGACGGGTACCCGCAATTTCAACAAATTCCCTGGCACGCGGTCGGGGCGCGTGATCTCGATGACGTGGTGAAAGAGGGCCCCTACCGTGGACTCCGAATGCACAACGGGGTTATCCTTAACGAATATGGGCGGCCCGTAGCGTTTCGCATTCTAGGGCGCACCCCGGCGGAGGATCGCGACATCTCAGCGCGTAACATGGATTTTATCCGTGAACCCGTGGCACCGGATCAGACGCGCGGTCTGCCTGCCTTCACGTCGGCCATCCTTGACCTCCGCGACCTGATGACGATGCAGGATTACGTGCGCCAGGCGGCGAAACTGGCGGCGGCCATTGGCCTGATCGAGCACAATGAGGCCGGCATGGCGGACATGGCGGATCCAGCCTACGCGCTGCAACGCACCGGCCCGAGCCAGCAGGGTATCGTCGGCGAGGAAATCTTTGGGGGTACCGTGCGCTACTTCCGCGCAAACTCTGGCGCGAAACTGGAGCAACTCAAAAGCGAAGTGCCAAGTGAGGCGACCAACAGTCTGATGGAGCGGCTGCTGCGGAACGCGCTGCACGGGGCCGGCCTTCCGTATGAATTTTTCTGGGACGCGAGCAAACTTGGGGGTGCGTCGGTGCGCGCGATGGTGGCCAAAGTGAACCGCACTGTAGCTGACCGTCAGGACCTTATTCGACCAGCTGCCAAGCGGCGCGTGGGTTATGCGGTTAGCAAGGCAATCAAACTAGGCATCCTGCCGCAGTACCGTGGCGCGGATCTTGGTGGAAGCCTCAAGTGGAGCTTCACGACGCCGCCACAGGTGACGGTGGACGCCGGCTACGCCAACGCCGACGCTCGCGAGGCGTACAAACTCGGGATGCGGACCCTCACTGAGATTTTGGCAGAGGGCGGCCGAACATTGACCGATCATCTGGACGAGCGGGAGCGCGAAGAGGTTGAGATCCGCACGCGCATGGAACGCAGTGGCCTTCCTGAATCTGCGTTTCGGGTCATTCCCGGTGTGACACCGCAGCAAATGCCAGAGACTACCATCCCCACCTAAAAATGAGATTTCAGCGTGTTTTTGAGCAGGTGTTTTTTCGCCCGTGGTTCATCACTGCCGAGGGCCATGCGGCGGTTGCCAAGGTGGTGCAAAACGCAATGGTGCGGGCCAACGGGCATGAGGATTTGTCGATGTTTATGAATCCCCGCGAGGAAATGGAAATTCTCCCAAGCGGGATTGCCAAAATCCATGTGTGCGGTGTGCTTGGCAAAGGATTGTCCGGCATTGAAAAATCCTGCGGCAATACGGATTACGAAGACATTGCCGACGAGATTGAAGAGGCCATTGAACTTGGCGCGCGTGGAATCTTCCTAGAGATTTCGAGCCCCGGCGGCACCGTTGTGGGTAACGCGGAAATCGCCGAAGCTGTGGCAGCGTCACCGATCCCTGTGCTGGCGTTTAGCGATGACCTCGCGTGTAGCGCGGCCTACAACATCGCGGTGTCTGCCGGCTGGTGCATGGGCACGCCATCATCCACTTGGGGCAGCATTGGCACGATTATCCCCTGGATTGACCAAAGCGCGAGCTGGTCGATGCAAGGGTTGGATTGGGCGCCGATCACTAACGCCGAGGGGGACCTGAAAGCCGCAATGCACGGGCCAAGCCTGACGCCCGATCAACGGGCCAGCCTGGAGCAGTACGTGCAGGACGCTTTTGATCAATTCCGGGGGAACGTGCTGCGCCGCCGGTTGGTGAGCGCGGACGCTATGCGAGGGCAGGCTTTTTTCGCGCCACGTGCTTTGAGCGAAAACCTGATCGACCAGATCACATCCGAGGATGAGGCGATGGCGTTTTTGGAAAGCCAGTTGAGTTGACAGGCGAAAAAGGGGCATGGAAGCCCCTAAAACGCTGACTGAAGCGCGGGCCACGCTGAAAGCGCACCAAGAGCAGATGGATGCTCTACGCGCCGAACTAGTGGCCGCCAATGAATTGCTCGCCGAAGCACAAAATGCCGCGCAAGGCATCGACCTTTTGCGGAACGAGAACGCTGTGCTCTTGGCCGAGAAAATGGCTCTTGAGGCCAAGAATCTCGAACTCAACGAGGCCGCAAAATCTGCCGAACTCCGCGTGACGGAGGCCATGGCATCCCTCGGGGTGCCCCCGGTTGCAATCGCACCGGAGCCTGTCGCGCCTAAGTCCAAAGCCGATCTTTGGGCCGAGTACAACAAACTCCCGATCGAAAACCGGAATGCGTTTTACGCCGCAAACCGCGCCGCGATGCGAGACTAAGCAACCCCAACCAAAACCAATAGAATACCATGGCTACCAACACCATCGCGGGGTGCAACCTCGCACAAATCGCGCAAGAATCGCTACCGTTTGCGGCTAGCGTTTTTGCTCCCCTGAATGCATTCGTCACGGATTTTTCCGCCGACGTTGCCGCCAACAGCGCATCCGTTACGACTCGGATTCCTACCCGCCCAACGGCGGTGGATCTGTCCAGCGGCTACACGCAGCAGGACACCGAGACGGTTGCAAAAACCATCACGCTGAACCAGTTCCCCGGTTTTGTGTGGGGCTTCAATGATTTGGAGCGCAGCAAATCCGCGATTAACCTCAATGACCTTTTCGTACAACCGGCCCTTACGGCTGTGGGCGCGGCGGTGTTCGAGTACATCTGGAATTTGGTGACATCCAGCAACTTCGCAACGTCCACCACGATTACTGCGGCAAACTTTGATCGTGATGATCTCGCTGACATCAGCGCGACGTTGACCAGCAGCAAAAAGGCCCCTAAGCCGAACCGCTCGCTGATCGTAAATCCGACGTACTACGCGTCGCTGGTCAAGACCCTCAACAGCGCGGAAATCCCTGGGATTACCGCACAGAAAGAGGAAGGCGTGGTGCCCCGCGTGGCTGGATTCGACATCTACGAATCCGACCTGGCCGACGCCAACAGCGCGAACCTGACCGGCTTTG